TTCTGTGCAACGAGCCCACGGCGGCCAGCGCGGCGCAGTGCGCGATCACCAGCGGCACGCCTCAGTTCAACAGCGCGGGCCAAGTGGCTCTAACCGTGATTGGCCAGCAGGTCACATGGGAGATGCCTTACTTCGCCATTGGCTACACCGCCTTGGCGAACCTCGCGCCCACGCTGACCGGTACGAACACCGGCAACCTGACGTATGAGTTCCAGTACGACAAGGGCGCTGGCTACAACGGCACATGGCTGACGCTGAACGCCACGAACCTGAACGGCGCTGGCGCGATCACCCCGGCGACGGGCGTGCGCCTGAAAGTGCGGGCAAGGTGCGCGACAGCGAACTCTGGCAACCTGCTGACGAACATCGCTATCCCGACCGTCACGACGGCGACGGATCAGAACCTGCAATATCCGCTCGACACCGTTCCAGTCACTGTGACCGTTAAAGATGTAAACACTGGTGCAGCGATCGAAAACGCCCGCGTTTTGATTGAAGCGGATTCAGGCGGTTCCGCTCCAGTCGGAGAGGACATCCTGACGGGTTTGACCAACGTAAGCGGTGTTCTCACGGGAACCGCGCAGTACACCGGCCAGCCTGTCGTTGGCAAGGTACGCCGCGCATCGTCTGGCTATGGCACGCTGTACAAAACCTCGCCGATCAGCGCAACGATCACAAGCACAGGGCTCGACCTGACTGTTTTGCTCATCCCCGATTGATATGGCCATCACCATCAACTGGCTCACGAAAGTCATAACAATCCCCCAGGCTGATTTGACCCCGCTTGGTGGCGGACGCTATCGCCTAGATGTGAACGCTTTTCGCCTAGAGTTGAAAGACATCGAAGACAGCGAAGATGGCATGGCGTTTGAGGTGGCACACCGCCACGCGACGGAGGCCACGCTCTCGGGTGTGACCTACGCTCGGCAGGTAGAGATCATCAACGGCTACACCGTGACGTTTGAAAGCACCGGCTCGCCTTACCAAGTCGAGTGCGTGGGCGCAAATCACAACATCGCAGACGTGAAGAACGTCAACGACGTGAGCTTGATCATCGGCAACTCGGCTGGCCTGATCTCGGTGACATCCGGCAGCGGGCTGTCAATCGAGCAAGCCGCCCAGCTCCAAGCCCTCTTCGAGCTTCATGGCCTCGATCCTGCCAAGCCCTTGCAAGTGAGCGAAACCGCCCGCAGCGCAGGCACGATCGCGCAAACCGTTTCAACGGCCTCTGGCACCACCACCGTGCAGCGCACGGCCTGATCGGCTGCGCGCATGGGTTCGCTCTCCCCTATTGCCATCGCTTTGCAGGGCTTGGGCTTTGGCCCGATGCAGGCTGCCTTGCATGGCCTCTTGGCTTTGCTGGTGCCTGATGATCGCCCGCAGGGCGGCGGCCACAAGCCTGCCCTCAGATCCAAGCAGCGCCCGATGTGGCTCACGCCGCTGGTGCCGCGCATCAAGCCCGTGGAAAGCGAGCTTGAGGATGAGGAGTTTTTGCTCCTGATTGCATAGCGCCCGCCTTGATCGGAAGCGTTTTGTCTTAACCATTTCCGCGCCAGCGCAGACATTGCTGGCATGGAAATCAAAGCACTCAAACCAGGCTATCAAGCGCATCGCGGTTTCGCTGTAGAGCGCAGCGCGGTGAATGTGGAGGCTCGCACCGTCGAGCTCGCATTCTCCAGCGAAGCGCCTTATGAGCGGTATTGGGGCATTGAGATTCTTGACCACTCGCCCAAAAGCATGCGTGCCGGTCGCCTCAAAAGCGGCGGCGCTCTGCTCATGGATCACGACACCCGAGATCAAGTCGGCGTCATTGAGTCGGTACGCATCGACGCGGACAAGGTTGCCCGCGCCGTAGTTCGCTTCGGAAAAAGCGCGCGTGCCGAGGAAGTGTTCGCCGATGTGGCTGATGGTATCCGCCGCAATGTGTCGGTCGGCTATGTGATTCACGAGGCTGTGCTGGAGCGCGAAGTGGATGGCGTGGGCACCTACCGCGTCACCGATTGGGAGCCCTTCGAGGTCTCCTTTGTGGCTGTGCCTGCTGATGCAGGCGTGGGCGTTGGCCGCAGTGCTGATGCCGATGTGGCCAAACCCGATTCAATCCCCGCAACCCCGAAAGGACGCACCATGTCTGACACCCCTAACGCGCAAGATGGCATCGCTCAAGAGCGCGCCCGCGTCTCCGAAATCATCAAGATCGGCGAAGCTTACAAGCTGCAAGATCTTGCAAGTGCTGCAGCTCGCGACGGCTCCAGCGTTGATCAATTCCGCGCCAAAGCCATGGAAGCCCTGGCAGCCGCTCCCAAGGCTACATCTGATATTGGCTTGACCACCAAAGAGGCGCAGCGCTTCTCCATTGTTCGCCTCGTTCGCGCGCTGGCCCATCCTCAAGACATGAATGCTCGCGAAGCCGCCGCATTTGAGTTCGAGGCCAGCCAAGCCGCCCGCGACAAATCGGGGAAAAGCCACTTTCATGGCAATGCCACCATCCCCAGCGATGTGCTCAAGCGCGATTTGAACGTCGGCACCGCATCCGCTGGCGGGAACAGTGTTTCCACCGATCTGCTCGGTGGCAGCTTCATCGAGATGCTGCGCAACCGCCTGGTGTTCATGAACATGGGTTCCACCATGCTCACTGGCTTGGTTGGAAATATCGCTATTCCTCGCCAAACTGGTGGTGCATCGGGCTACTGGGTTGCTGAGGGCGCAGCGCCTACGGAAAGCCAAGCTGTGATCGATCAGGTCACGATGGCCCCCAAAACCGTCGCCGGATTCACAGACGCAACACGTCGCCTGCTGATGCAGAGCTCGCTCGATGTTGAGGCCTTCATGCAGCGCGATCTGGTGCTCGCTGTGCAGCACCAATTGCAGCAGGCCGGTATCAACGGCGCAGGCTCGGCCACTGAGCCACGCGGCATCCTGAATGTCGTTGGCATCGGTACTTTGACTGGCACCACCAACGGCGCAACGCTCAACGATGCCAACATCGTCGGCCTTGAGACCGAGGTAGCTGTGGACAATGCCGACATCGGCAATCTGGCCTACTTGACCAACGCCCGCGTGCGCGGCAAAGCCAAAACCACTTATGTGGACACAGGCTCTGGCATCAAGCTCTGGTCTGCTGGCAACACGCCGCTCAATGGCTATGGCGCTTATGTGACCAACGCCGTGCCCAGCAACGTGACCAAGGGCTCCGGCACCAACCTCTCGCCGATCATTTATGGCAACTGGGCTGATTTCATCATCGGCTTGTGGGGCGGTCTGGACATCATGGTCAACCCCTACGCGCTGGCAGACAGCGGCGGCGTGCGCGTGCACGTCTTCCAAGATTGCGACATGGCTGTGCGCCATGCCGAATCCTTCGCTGCAGACAGCTTCATCACCGCCTGATAGGTGCGCGCATGGCAGACATCAAGCTCCGCTTCAAGCGCGCCCGCATGGTGGGCGGGCAGTACTTCGATGTCGGCTCCCAAGGCCGATTCGACGAAGCCACAGCCCGCCAATTGATCGCCATGCAGGCTGCTGAGATTCCGGAGCCTGATGTCGCGGGCCCGCCGCCTGATCTGAGCGCGCCCGCAAGCGCGCCTGCCCAGGCGGAAAAGCCAGCAGCCAAAGCCAAGAAAGCCTGATGCCATGGCCTTCACGGAAGACTTCGCCCCGTTCATGCAGCAAGCCGAGTTTGCAGACTCGGCCCTGCTGGCGGGCGCGCCTGTCCAAGTGATCTTTGATCGCGAGTTTCTTGCGGTCAATACCGGCCTGTCTGATGTGGCCAGCAGCTCCCCCGTCGCTCGCCTCCCCACCTCCTCCGTCCCCTCCAATGTCGTCGGCGCTTCGCTGGTGGTCTCCACCGGGCAAGGCGCTGGCAATTGGCGCGTGAGTGGGCATGAGCCTGATGGCACGGGCTTGTCGCTGCTCACTTTGGAGAAAGCATGAGCGCCGCCGCCCTCGCCATTGAAAGCGCCATCGTGGCTGCTCTGTCCTTGCCTACGCCGGTTGCGGCGCGGGTGGCGCGGGGTGATGTTAAAGAGCTGCCCAATGGCGTGGCAGATGGCGTGATCGTGCGCGTGAGCGGGCTCGATTCTTACGATCCCTCAGTCGATGAAGACTCGGCCATGGCCGTTTGGTCTGTCGAGCTGGAGCTGCAGCGCTTGGGCCCGATCGACCAAAGCGCCGCGCAGGCCTTGCAATCCCTGCTGAGCTTGGCGCATGGCCGCCTGATGGCAGATCGCACCTTGGGCGATACCGCGCAGCGCATCACCTTGGCCGACTCAGACGGCATCCGCTTTGAAACCACATCCGGCGGCGAACTGCCCGCCCATAGCGCCACGCTGCGCTACCAAGCTTATAGCAATCTCAATCCCCTCACCCTAGGAGCCTAGCACCATGGCACAAGCAATCAACACCGGCACCACTTGGAGCGTTGCCTCCACTTATGGCGCCTCGGTCAACGTCACAGCAGCCACCAACGCGGCAGAATGCGTCGTCACGCTCGGCGTGGGCCACGCCGTTGTGGTCAACGACATATTGCATTTTTCCAGCGGTTGGGCTCGCGCCAATGATCGCCTCTTCCGCGTGAAAACCGTTTCCACCAACGACATCACGCTCGAAGGCTTCAACACCACCAGCACCTCCAATTTCCCCGCAGGCGGCGGCGTGGGCACCATTCGCCGCATCACGGCTTGGACCCTCATCACCCAAGTGCGCAGCCAGGCGGTATCCGGCGGCGAGCAGCAATACGCGGACGGCTCTTATCTGGAAAACACGCAAGACGTGCAGATCCCCACCAGCAAATCGCCTGTTGTCGTCTCGCTCACGGTCGCGCATGATTCCTCCCTCGCCTACCGCACCACGGTGCTCGCTGCGCAAGATGGCGGCGTTCCGGTCGGCTTGCGCAAAATCAATGCGCTAGGCCGCCCCACCTATGGCGCTGGGTTCTGGAGCCTGCAAAACGTCTCCAGCGGCGATCGCGGCGCGGTTGAGGAGTCTACGGTGGCCTGCTCCATGGCCAACGATGTCACGGCCTACGCAACCTGATCGGAGCGCCACGCATGAGCCAAGCCGCCGAGCTTCGCGCCTTGCTGGAGCGCTCGGGCAGCCTCTCCGTGAAGCTGCCCGGTGCTTTGGGCTTGGCCACGCTGCGCCTGCCCACACGCCATGAGCGCCACATGGCCTTTGCCATGGCGGGCCATGCGCATGCGGGCAACGCCATCGCCGCCAGCATTGCGCTGCGCCGCCGCTTAGCCTCACTGTGCCTGAGTGGCTGGAGCGTGAGCCAAGCGCAGTTGCTCGGCCTCTCGCCTGAAGAGACGCTCACTGAAGAGCAAACGCAGGTTTTGCCCGTCTCTGCGGAGATGGCTGAGCTGCTCTTTGATGCGCAGCCCGAGGCCTTTGAGCTGATCGCCGATGCGCTGTTTGACAGGATGCGAGACAAAGACCAAGCGCAGGCGCAAGCCGAAAAAAACTAACCGAGCTTGCGCAATGGGAGCGGAACCAGCGCAAGCGAGAAAGCCAACCGCAAACAAGCAACGCACTGTTTGATGATGAAACCGAGCCGCAATCCCGCCCCGAGCAAAGCCCGCTGGCCAGCGAAGCTCGCGCTGTTTGGCTGTTTTGCGATGGATACCGCCCCGATTTGTGGGCATTTGCAGATGCGGCCATCGGCCCGTTTGCAGACTGGCGGCTGCTCATTGAGCTGCAGCAACACTTAAAGGCAGAGACACGTGGCTGAAGCGCAAATCCGAATCTCCGCCAAAGACGAAGCCAGCAATGTGCTCAAGCGCCTGCAGGCCGAATTCGATCAAACCGCAGGTAAATCGCAGCTCTTTGCGTCCGCGCTGGCGGGCGTGAGCGGCGGGGCGCTGGCTGGCCTGTCCTTCGCTGGCTTCATCAGCTTTGCCAAGATCATCAATGATGGCGTGGATGCACTCAATGATTTGAAGGATGCCACGGGCGCCAGCATTCCCAACCTCTCCGCCCTGGAAGACATCGGCGCGCGCACCGGCCACAATTTTGAGACCGTGAGCAAAACGCTGGTGAAGTTCAACGGGGTGCTCACCCAAACTCAAGAAAAAGGCAGTGAAGCCTCCCGCATCTTTGAGGCGCTCGGCCTCGATGCCAACAGGCTGCGCCAAGAAGACCCGGCTGAGGCGCTGCGCCAAACGGCTGTAGCTCTTTCTGGGTATGCCGATAACGGAGACAAAGCGCGGGTCGTGCAGGAGCTTTTTGGGAAAAGCGTGCGCGAGATGGCCCCCTTCCTGGCTGATTTGGCTGAACAGACGCAACTCCAAGGCCGCGTGACGGCGGAGGCAGCTGCTGAGGCTGATAAGTTCAACAAAGAGCTGTTCAAGATGCAGGCCGAAATCCTGCAGATGGCGCGAGCGGTCGCGGGCCCTGCGGTGAGCAGCATCAACGCCATGATCGATCTCATGCGCGATGGAGAAACCGCCTCCAGTGCCTTCGTGAATGCGGCCGCTCCGATTGCTACGGTATTTGAGACCATTGCGGTGCTGGCAGTCAATGGCGCTTATGTGCTGAAGACCTTTGGCAAAGAGGTGGGGGCCATGGCTGCGCAGCTTGCAGCGCTGGGGCGCGGTGATTTCGCTGGCGCTGGCTTCATTCGCGAGGCTTGGGTGGCGGATGCGCAGGCCGCTCGCAAAGAGGTCGATGCACTGAGCGCCCGAATTCTGGGCGCGCAGCAAAATGCCAAGAATCTGAGCAAGGCGCTCGGCGGCGTGGATTCGCGCGCCGAAGATGCGCGCCTGCGCCGCCAGGCTGGTCTTGGTTCGTTGACGCTTCCGGCCAAGCAGGTGGCGGGCGCAAAAGCCGCCGAAAGCGCCTATGAAAGCCTAAGCAAGCGCATCCA